GATTTCCACGCGGAGTCCGACGTGAATTTTCGAATTCCTTCTACGAGTTCCACCGCATCTGCCAAGAACTACAGGACATTTCGACACGCAACTTTCGGACCCATTTTGACAATACAAACTTTAATCAGATCAATATCAAATTCCTCCTCGGAGAACTAGAAGAAAAGAAATGGGGTCAACAACTCGCTATTGCCGAAAAGAAAAAGAAACGAGATGGTGAAGTCCAAGAGATCATGGGTGCGTTCCGCATGGCCGCCGTTGAACTCATCAATCGTGTCCAGCACTACCGAGAGGGAGTCATTCGATCCTTTACGGATCTTCCTTTTCCTGAAGCTGAGAAGTTCCTAAGTGCATTATACGTAGAAATCAAAGAACTTTATAATTTGATCAACGATGCCTTTCGAAATGCGAGTATTTCCTCTTCTTACTCCGTTCCTTATATCGAATCGGTATGGAATCTACAACATAATGTACATCACTATCGTGTTTCTTACAAGAACTTTAAAGATGAGGTGAAAAAGAAGCGTGTTGTGAAAAAGAAAGAAGACAAGAACGACGATGAGGAAGACGACTCCAAAGAAGAACTGGAAGTCGTGGCGGAACCCGCCGTTCTTCACCCCATGCCTCCACAGATTTTGGACGAGGATGCTGATGAAGAAGTATCTGAAGAAGAACAATTACAGCATGCTATTCATGCGAGTCTCCAATAAAAATCACATGATAGAATAGAAATGGGGTGGGTTATTTTTACTGTATTATGTGTTGTTCTTGTTGCTATTACTGTGCGTAATGTCCAAGAAGGATTCAAAGGACAGCGAGGAACTGGGGGAGGCGTTCGATATGGAGGGGCTAGTGGTGGAGTAAGGAACGGTGTGCATGAACTAAGACATGGAAGAGATCATCACGGAGGAGGTCACCGAAGTAGAGGGTGGACCACTGTCGGTAGCGGAGGAGGTAGCAGTTGGGGATGGTGGTGGCCCTTTGAATGGTGGCCATGGTACGACGAGACGATCATCATTGTTTCCTAAATTATTTAGCAAGAGATGAAATAAGACTCATGCAGCAAGTGGTTGCAACCTCTGAAATGTTAACATTACGCGAAACATCCACAAGAGTTTCTAGCAAATGTTCGCCAATCGTATTCGCGGTTGATAAAAGATAGGATTGCAGTGGAATATCTGCAACAACATCTTTCATCAATTGACGTAATAAATACAATGCTACCGCCTTTTTCTTGAGTCCTGGGATCTTTACACCATTGTGCTTAGTCTTCTCCATAATCTTCATCAACTCTGCAAGAAGTTTCGTTACCTTAACCGGAACCGATAAATCCGCTTGCTCCAAAATGGGTTGTGCTACCGCCTTTGCCTCCGCATAGACGTTCGATACAATTTTCATATCCACTTCATCTAGTTTGATATCCTCTCCATCCACAATTTTAATGGCAACATCCATTGCCGCATCCACCGCCTTTTCCTTAATTGTCTCTGATACGGTTGCAATCGCAGAAACCGCTGCTTGTTCACCCATCTCTTTGATTACCTCAGACATATATACTTACTTTTAGAAAAAGAATGTTAAAATAAAATCACAATCTATAATAAGAATGTCCTATGACATTATCATTATCGGTGCAGGCATCGCTGGCCTTTATACAGGTATCGAACTTCTTCGTTCTCAACCTCTCTTACGATGCATGATCCTTGAAAAATACAACTACAACGGCGGACGCGTCTTTACCTATCACAAGTCCCTTCCTGGAATCGGGCGTATTCAATGGGAAAGCGGAGCAGGACGAATCGCTTCCAGCCACCATATTGTTCGGAACCTTATGAAACGCTATGGATTGACATATCTTCCCATTTCAGGAGAAAGCCAGTATCTACCTGAATCGACATTGAAACCCCAAAAGAACCCATTTAATGCACTACACGATGTCTATCTGGAACCCCTACGTTTCCTTCCAAAGGAAGTTTTGCAAACACATACCTTGGGATCCCTCATGACACAAATCCATGGATCATCAGAGACGGCCACCTTTCTATCCCAATTCCCTTATTCCTCTGAAGTTCATACCCTTCGTGCCGATCTTGGTCTTCATTCCTTCGACCACGAAATGGGTCAAACCAGCGGATTCGGTGTTTGCAAGGAAGGTCTATCTACATTAACAGATCGTATGGCGGATGATTTCAAGAAACGGGGTGGAACGATTCAATACGATTCCGAAGTAGAATGTATTTCCTATGATCGAAAAGTCCACAACATCTGTGTTAAGAATGGACCCACATATACATCTCGTCTCTGCATCATGGCTCTTCACTCCGAAGCCATGAAACACATTCAAGGGGTTCGCCATCTTCCTGTATTGAAAAAACTAGAAATGACACCCCTTCTTCGCATGTATGCTGTCTTTCCCATCTCTAAGGGAAAAGCATGGTTTCATGGACTAGATAAAATAGTTAATGATGGACCCATTCGTTATATTATTCCTATCAACGAACGCAGTATTATGATATCCTATACGGACGGCGACGATACTCTCTTCTGGACCAAAAAGAATCCAGTACACGTTCCCGACCTGGTTATGAAACGTATTCGTGCATTGTTCCCTGATATCATAATTCCCGATCCCCTCTTTTTCAAAATGCATCATTGGAAACAGGGATGCACGTATTGGAAACCTGGAAAGTACTCTGTGGAAGCCGAGAGCGAAGGCTCTCTTCACCCTCTTCCCAAAGAAATGCCTGGGTTGTTTGTCTGCGGCGAATCATTCTCATTACAACAATGTTGGATGGAAGGAGCGGTTCAACAAGCCGAACGAATGATGCATCATACTGCGTTTCAACGCGTACTTAAATCGATCCTAACCCTATAGGAATAGTATGTGTGGCATTTGGGCACTTGCAAATTTAGAGGGCAAACAAAAAAATGTTTCTACCTGGTTCCAGGATTTCATGGAACTCGTCCATCGAGGTCCCGACAATTCCTATTTTGAAAACTACCAAAACGTCATTGTCGGATTCCATCGACTCGCCATCATGGATGATACCTTTCACTCGAATCAGCCTTTTATTTTGGAAGACGATCAACGTACCATTGTATTCCTTTGCAACGGCGAAATCTATAACTTCAAGGAGTTGATCGAAGAATATGGACTGCCTCCTTCAAAAAATGATTGTATGACCATTCCTGCACTTTATATGTATCTTGCCTCAAAGAAAAAGACATACGATTTTGCATCCATCATTCGTAGTCATGTAAAAGGAGAGTTTGCATTTGTTCTCTTTGAATTCGACCGTCTGAAGAATTTGCAAAATATCATTGCCTGCCGCGACGAAATCGGTATTCGTCCCTTGTATACCAATCAGGATGACAAACTTCTTTTTTTTACTTCTGAACTGAAGGGTGCTCTATCCTATAAAGGGAAGATGTCTGAATTTCCTCCTGGAATCATGATGATTCATCACATGAACGAACTAGGTCGAACCGAGACTTATTCTATATCATGTGATACATTAACGCCGTCTACTATTAGTCCATCATTGTATCGTATAACAAATATCGTTCATGAACCAAGTGTCTATTTAAATAATATACGAAGAACAGTCATGAATTCGGTGCGTCGTCGTCTGGCATCCGATAAACCGCTTGCTTTTCTCCTCTCAGGTGGTGTCGATTCCAGCCTCGTTGCTGCATTGAGTGCCAAGATGCTCGGTAAACCCATTCGCACCTTTTGCTGTGGAATGCGTGAAGGAACCGATCTTCAGTATGCCCGCATGGTCGCCAAACATATTGGCTCCAATCACACCGAGGTCTTCTTTACCCCACAGGAGGGACTCGATGCCATTCGTGATGTGATTCGTACCACGGAAACATGGGATACGACGACCATTCGTGCATCCGTTGGTCAATATCTTGTATGCAAATGGATCGGAACCCAGACGGACTGCAAAGTGGTCATGGTAGGTGAAGGTCCCGACGAAGTATGCTCCTCCTACTTGTTTAACTGGTATGCACCAAACGGTGAAGCCCTTGATAAGGCAGCAAAGAGCTATGTTAAGAATATTCATTATTACGATGTGAAACGTGCTGATCGCTGTATTGCTCGATGGGGTCTTGAGGGCCGAGTCCCTTTATTAGATCCAGAATTCATTAAATCCTATTGGGCCATTCCTGGAAATCAGCGAATGCCTACCTACAAAAACATGGAGAAATGGTGGTTACGCGAGGCGTTTGCAGGAACGGGTGTCCTTCCTGATGCGGTCCTTTGGCGTAAGAAAGAGGCATTTTCCGATGGCGTTTCAGGCGAGAAATCGTGGTTTCAGATCATTCAAGAGTGGGTCGATCCACAGGTGTCGGATGAGGAAATGGCAGGTGCGGCACTGACCTATCCTTATTGCAGTCCGATGACAAAGGAGGCATTCTTGTATCGCAAAATCTTTTGCGAGATTTTTGGCGATCATCGGCAAGAAATTATTCCAGGCTATTGGCAACCCAAATGGTCAGCCAATGGTCAGGAAGTAGTAGGATATATTGATCCTTCCGCACGCGTCTTGGGAGTTTATTCTCAATCTGCGGTGTAACATCAATATATATCTTTTCTTATGATCATCAGAATGGCTAACCCAGATGAAGAGTGGTTTTCCATTGATTTGGAATCCAAACTCAATCGAAAAATCGATGCCCTCCAGCGTATTGTTCAGCAACAAACGGAACTTATTCAGAATATGTCTGCAGAAATCAAACAAATGAAACAGCACGTCGGATCGCCCTGTAGTCATTTGTCATCTCAGAACGATCGAACCCATCAATTATTGGAAGAACTCAAAGTCATCAAACAACGTGAACTCAACATGATGCTACGGGAAAAGATTCCCGTTCCCTTCTTCTCCACCAAAAGCTCCTTCCCTCATCAAACTGCTGTATCCGTTCCCTCCCTTCCGAGTCCTTTATTTCTTGCTCAACTCAATCGTACTCCCATAAAGAATTTAAATTTATAATCGGGTAATAGAGATGAAATTCGATCAACACTTTATCCTATCCGTGTTTCATTTGCTATTCATTGTCCCCCTGTTTCTCTATATCGGATTCCAGCGTACCGCCGTTCCCGAGTGGGTCTACCTTGCTCTCTTTTCCATCGGATGCGTGGTATTCTTGTATCACGGTGTTAAATTGATCATGCGAATCAAGAACGATTCCAGCTATTCTTGGGTCAATGCCATCCACGTCCTCTTACTTGCTCCCCTCCTGATCTACATCGGATACCACAAGAAAGAGACACCTCGTGCGGCCTATGAGCTTCTTCTGATGGCCGCCTTTGCCGCCCTTGGATATCACCTGTTTTCCCTTGTCAAGATGCTCAATATCTACTCCGAACACGACGAATAAAATTGATAAATTACGATCCTAGTCTATAAATAGACCCGTCATGTCCCAACTATATGAAGACGACGAATGTAATCGTTGTATGCTCTATGTGCGGTTTATAGCGAATGGTAAGAAGTGGAAGTGTGTTATATGTGATCTTGTTGAGGATGGAGAGGAGTTGTCAGATGAAATCTACAATATCATATGGGGTCGATATCAATTACCCTGTAAACATGAAGTCCACATTCGTTGCTTTCGAAAATGGTGTAAAATAAACGAAAGTGTGGGGTGTGTTCTCTGTGGTATGATTGAACCCATTGAATCCAATCGTTTCTGTAATCAATGTGAACAATACGGGCATTCACGGTGCTCATAAAAAAATAGATGATATTATTTTTCTAGGCAAGGATTTCCTGTAATTTCTCATACTTCTCTGTTTTTTTCTCTGGAGTCGGAATGCATCCCTTGCAGTGATAATAGAACGAACAGCTGGAATTAAACTCTATATTGCATCCTTTACATGTAATCGTCTTAGTATCCGCATGAGTTTCCATGATCGCCTTGATTTCTTCCTGGAAATGAACACGCAACGCATGAATGACGCAGTTTCCCTTTGTTAATGCCGAAAAGTTGCAATCATTGAACGGACATGTAAACTTTGTTCCCTCCTCTTCCACTAGCTCAGGGTGCTTCGAACGCATATGGAGATCCAATGTCTGCTTCTGAAGAAAGGCTTTATTACACGATTTGCATACATGATTCAGTTCATCTAGATGTTTTTTCATATGATAATGCATCGAATTCTGGCGTTGTTTTACAACGTTGCATTCGGGGCAAACAAAGTGGCCGTCCTCGTTCTTGATATATTTAAGAGTCATGGTTTTGGTACTTTTTGGTGCTTTATTTTAAATCGGCATTTTCTTCAATTTTTTAATTTCAGTGTTTGCATAACATACATTTTAATATGCAACCCATTAGCAAACATGTATTTGATCGTAGGACCTGGTGGAAGCGGACAAACGTATTTTATGGAATTCCTGAGAAAACAGGGTATCTCAACCAACGCCTCCAATGATTGCGACCGGCAGAAACATCTATCCTCACCCTCTGGTATCGATAAGGGGCGGGCATACAAAGGGTGCATTTTCCTATTCGGCCATCCCTATTATACCTTGATGTCCCATATTCGTCGATCCTGGGCATGGCTTCAATGCTTGAAACTAGGTAATCCGTTCTCAATTACCAAAGAAGTATCCAGCAACCTGGTGGATCTGAAAGCCAAAACGATCATGGAAGGCCGCGACGTATTCGGCATCGATCATCAGTTCACCCAATGGTCCGGTGCAACCCTTGATTGTCCTCTTCTGTTTCTCGATTTCGCCGACATTCTTTCCTCTCAAGATACTCTGAACGCGTTCTTTGGTAAAACGCTGGATTATTCTGGTTTTGTTATTCAGGAGCGTAATTCCTACACAGTCGATCCCGAGCTGTTCCCCATTTATGAAGAACTATACCAGCGAATGAGAAATAATCTCTCCGACAAGTAGAACCATGTCCCACATTCCTGCCGTTGGATCCAAAGCTCAAGTCTTTCACGGAACTGCCAAGCACACCCCAGGAGGTCTCACCAAGAAGGACCTGATGAAGCACCACGGTCGTATCATTTCGCGTAAGAAGCACGCTGCGGGCAAGAAGGCCATCAAGCACCTCCGCGCTCTCGGCTACATCGCCAAGAAGGGAACCTTCCGACTGATGTCCAAGTCGATGGCCAAGTCGAAGACTCGCAAGGCACGCCAGACTCGTAAGGCTCGCAAGTAAACTCGTTATCTAGTGGTATTTTCCAACCCTAAGATAGAGAGATATGTCAGAAAACATGGCGCAGATGGGAAGACAACAAAATGCCGTTAGTGCGAATGCATCAGCCGCCGCTCAGCCTGCTGGATCGATGTTCAACAGTTTCAAAGCCAATGTAGGCAAACTGTTTAGCCAGAAGTCAAAGAATTCGCTGGAGGGCATTTCCAAAATGCGAGGCAATACATCAGGTCAGGCGTCGACTTCGGCCGCAGATGCGGCCGCGGCACTTGCTGCTGCAAAAGGCCTTGCAGACAAAGTCGCTGCAAAAGAGGCAGAGATTGAGGAGTTGAAAGTGAAAGCTCAAGAACAGAAAGCAGCCAGGGATGCTGCGGCTGCTACTGCAAAGGATGCCATTGCCGCTGCCGCTGCTGCATTTGCAGCTGAACAGGAGGCGCGTGAAAAGGCTGAAGCGGAAGCGGAAGCTAAACGTAAAGAAGAAGCGGCCGCGGCGGATGCAGCCAATAAGGCAAAGATCGACGAAACACTTGCAGAAATCAAACAAGCAAAAGAGGATCTCTTGGCTCTTGCCAGACAAGCTAACGTCCAGGCCAATGCGGCTTCTGAGATGGCTTCTGAGGCTGCGAAGAAGAAGATGGCGAATTATGCACAGAATCAGGCCAATAGTGTCAATGGAAGTGCAACTAAGGCCATCGCAAATGGTCTACAAGCTCGTTTGAATGCGGCAAAGGCACCAGCGGTCCTAGGTGGTCGTAGAACACGACGTGCTGCAAAGAAGAGAGGAACCAAGCGTCGTTAATTCCTTTCATTACAATAGATGAAACGTAAAACACTTCGTAAACGAAATACACGAAGTAAGGCACTTCGTAAAACACTTCGTAATACACGAAGATCCGGTGGAAAACGTACTGCCAAACAGATTGTCCGACAACGTAAAATCGGTGCAGTCTACGCGGAACTTTCCAAGATCAAAGCCAAACAGGCCATGCTTCTTGTCGATCGGCTACAAGGAAAAATATAAGTTATGATTCGATTTTAAAAATCGTATGATAACGTAGTATGCGTAGGCGAACGCGAGGTGGGAGAAACATAAAAAGCCTTGAGAAAAGGGTAACCCGACGGAAACAATCCGCCAATCTTGCAAAAAAAGCAAAAGAAAAGGCCAATGAAGCCATACAAGAATCCGATAAACTTCGTCAACAAATACAAGAATTATTGAGTGGTCAAAAGAGTGAGTTTAATTTACAAGAACTGGTCCTACGAATCATACACCTGAGTGGAGATAAACCCATTGTTGATTTGGATGATTATCTAACTATAGAATTTGATCCACGGCTCGTCCATATTATTGACGAACAAGCAACTATCCTAGCGAATCATAAACAACAGAACCAATCCTATATTAATTTTAAAAGAGGTTTACTTCAACAAACACTACACCATGCAAATGAATTATCCACGAATACTGAAATCGCACTACGATTATCGGCTCTCACTCCTTTATCCAATCGTCCTGGAATGTCAAATGAAGATGCCAACATTGAATGGCAAAAACTCCAATCCAAAACCAATCAGAATCTAAAAATTCCTATTACATCCTCTCAACAATCAAATAGTATTCTCTTTGAACGAATGAAACTTTCCATCCAAGTGGCACAAGAGATGGAACGCATGACATATAACAGAGTCTCTTCCAAACCTGCTATTCGTACCCCTCTTTCCATACAGGATCGAACCATTCTTGGTGAAAATGATATTCACATGATGGATTTTGTTAAATCTCACGATCCAGCTTATTCCAATCCCATTCGTAAGATGATAGGTCTTAAAATTCTTTCTGAAAAAGGGCCCGATATCTATGCTATTTTCCAATGGTTATTGGATGCTACCGATCACGCATGGCAATATGCAGAAAAAACTACAGAGGAGTACAGACAGAATCTTTCCGTCCAGCAACCCCTTTTACAATGCACCATTCATCATCTTCGCTGTCAAAAAGCGATCTATAATCTCTCCATTCGTATTCCTGTTATGAGACGTCATTACCCTAAAAAAGCCCCCATAAGTGATTTAGGATTTATGAAAGAAGAATTGTCTAAATGGGAAGCTGTAGAGCGTAGTTTACTTTCTATTATTACAGCCCAATCCGCTGATCTTACCGATGTATATCGTAAACGTCTGGAACGATTGGAAATCATTGAATGGTTAGCTAAACACACTTCTTCTAGAGGTAATTCTTTCTTTTCTACCTACCAAGACGACTTGAAACAAACCCGTGCATGGCTAAGAAAAGGTCATGTTGCACAACTTGTCAATCATCATGAACGAGAGATTTCAGCTGCAGCACCGAAACCATCCACTGCACCTACCGCCGCACCTATTTCTGTCAAACCATCCCCCATGAAGGTTGCAGCCAGACCCGCTACTGTCTGGAATCGTTCTATGTATAATAAGAGAGTGAAACAAGAAATAGATTCGATGATTAAGAAATAATAACACTTCTAAGTAGAACATGAGACGAACACGACGATCCGGCGGAAGACCTCCGAAAAAATCATCTGCTGAACGAATCAATTCTGCTAAAAGAGCAATCCAGCGCCGCCGTGGAACCCGTGCCGCACGTAATGCCGCTCATGCCGCCGCTGAACGTATGGCCGTTGCCGAAGCAGCTGCACTAGAAGCCGCACGTCAACAAGCGATTGCCGATGCCGAGGCCGAAGCCCAGCGTGCCGCCGCGGAAGCTGAACGTGCTGCCCAGCGTCTTGCATCACTCCGCCAACTCCCCAATGCATCTTTTAAGATGCAGGTTAGACCCGTTCCAGAATTTCTTAAAGAAAGAAATCAGCAACTACAACTACAACTGAGACGACAACAAGAAGCCGCTCGTCAACAGGAAGAATTAATGAATCAAGGATTTGCAGCTCAAGAGCGATTTGCTATGAGTTTTCTATAATTCCCGAAATTGATCGGCAAGGATACCAAACAATTCCACTAATTGTGGTTTCGTTAGTGCATCCCCTCCCTTTTTCGTAATCGGATCATACCAAAACAGATTCCCTCCCGTCGATTCCTCATCCACCTTCGACCACGCCAAACCCGCCGATGCCACCCGAAGTTCCTGCAAGATCTCCTTGTGCTCCTTCGGTGTATACGTTGTTCGATAGATACTTTGAAGTAATTTATAGACATAATCCACATACGGAACCGTTAGTTCTTCGATCGGAGCAAAGAAGATTGCATCATACGGTCTTACCTGAATGACCGAAGACGACGTGAAATTCACCAGCGTCATGGACCGATTCAACTTCGACCATACTCCATCCGGAATCACAATGTCTTCCGTTATAATCAAGAGTGGTTTTGGAGCATACGTCATATACGTCAGAGCTAACGTCCAATCACTCGAGTCCTTCACTTGAAACATGGCATCATAGGCCAACGGAAGATATTTGCTGATCGAAAATGCCGTTTTGGAGAGCACAATGCGTTTCTTGAAAGGCTCCCTCAGTTTCACCACCGCGTCGAGAATCGGAGGATGTCCCTTTGGAAACGGACCCTGACACAGAATTCTGCATCCATGAAGATTGGTATTAAAAGCATCAATCTTGATGGATTCCATCTCTGTTTCTTTTACGGATAAACAAGGGGCATATTTAAACACGAAATTAGGTCCACCGAATAATCAGATTCTCATCCAGTGTTATGGAACAATCGATGAATGTCTTACGAAGTTCTTCCAGTAATCGCGGATAATACACTTCCTTCTTATGCAACGATTCCTCCAACCATTTAGAATTACGAATGTTTCTACGTCCGTACTCAAAATCGTAAACATAAAACACGGTGGTTTCAGGCGTCTTACGTTCCATGTATTCTTTGAATTCCTTGATAATCCTTGACATTGTATACTGAATATGTGCTTGTAGTTTCACCTCGTCTTCCTCCCTTTGATGCTGAATAGGATCAAACGCAAGAAGTTGCTCTCTGGTTATGGGGAATTTCATTATCTTTTTATGATAAGAATGCTTTAAATATACCATAAAAAGAGAATGAAAACCTTGACTCCTTATTTCAAGGCCACCGCTGTGTTAGTGCTCGTTGATATGTTCTGGTTGGCTACGGCTGGAATCTTCGGTCGTGCCATGATGGAACGTATTCAAGGACAACCCATTTCCTTTCGCTACGTATCCGCGATGATCGTCTATCTCCTCCTTGCCTATCTTCTCCTCGAAACCACATCCTATCAACAGGCATTTTTGCGTGGTTTAGCGGTGTATGGAGTCTATGAATTTACCAATCTGGCTGTCTTTGAACGATATGATTGGAAGTTTGCGATTGCCGATACCATCTGGGGCGGAGTCTTATTTGTTTGTGCACGGTACCTGTTGAAGAACGTCTTCTAGGATACTTTCTTTCTAAAAAAATATAACATACTTATATTTTACTATTTTTTTACGAATACGTACGACGAGCAGGTGCAAAGGTATTTGTTAGGAACTGAACGATATGCAAGAATAATACGATCTTGAACAAGGTGATAATGATCGTTGGAATTTCGGTAGGCTTGGGGCGAATACGATGAACGCGCACTGAATCCGAATCCGTCTCACTCTCATCCTCACTCGGTGTAAGAAGAGCCTTGAGTGCAGCATCGCAGCGCGGGCAAGTCGGGCGCGGAAACACTGCCACCATCAGATCCTCATCTTCTGCCTCTTCTGATTCATCCTCCTTTGAATCACCCGACTCATCCTCATCTTCTGCCTCTTCTGATTCATCCTCCTTTGAATCACCCGACTCATCCTCATCCTCATCCTCATCCTTCGAATCATCCAGCTCGGTCTTTGAATCCTCATCCTCTGATTCCTTCAAATCAGAATTCGATTCATCCTCATCGGATGAGGAAATCAACGGTGGCATATCGTCATCCGAGCCATCCGAGCCATCCGATGCAGGAAGATCGATCTTCAAGTTCAAAATCGAAGTAGTCAGCACCTTCGGTACCTCCTCCAACGTCTGCTGCTCCGTTGGAGCTTGCTCTGGCTCTTGCGGAGCCTCCGAATTCTCTGGATGGACTGGCTCTTGCGGAGCCTCCGAATTCTCTGGATGGACTGGCTCTTGCTCTGCCTGTGCTGGCTGGACCGGTTCTGCAGGCTCCACTGGACGAACCTCCTCAATGGGAGGAACCTCCGTTGTCGCTTGAACAGGGGCGATCACCGGCGAATCGCCAACCGGATTCCACGCAGCATCATTGATATCGTTCTGGGAGTCGATGTTGTTTGAAGTGTTTGCACCCATGGATGAATCAGCTGACATTCTATTAGTTTGATGATTTTTATATTTAAGCTCATCGCCATCAAATTTTACTAAAATTGATTTATTTTCACTCTGTAAACATACATTACCCATGAGTGTATCAGGTTTACCTTCTAGTACATCTGTTAGAATTATCCCTGTTCCTAACACTGTTTTACACATCGGATCCAAATGCAATGACGGACGACCCATAGTAGAATCCTGGAAATACAAGGAAGCGATCCGCCGCGGCGTTCCCATTGTTTCCTTAGATTCTGCTCATTCCGCTCCCAAACCCATTAAAACATCCTTTACTACCGCATACAAACCATCTTCTTTGAAAGAGGTCATCGGCCACAAAGATTCCATTTCCACTCTTTCCCAATGGCTTTCTACCTGGTCTACTGGAGGTAAGGGTAAAGAAAATGGAGCATTGGTCGTAGGCCCTCCTGGAATTGGTAAGACGACAACTGTGCACTTATTAGCCAAAGAATTTGGATACGCCATAACCGAGTACAATGCATCCGATACACGATCCGTCTCGATGTTGCGAGGACTCTTGGGGCTCGGTATGAAACGTCTTCGCAAGGAAATCATCGTCATGGACGAAGTCGACGGATTCACTGCACAAGAACGCGGTGGAGTCGGAGAACTCGCTGATCTTATTAAGAAATCCAATATACCCATCATATGCATCGCCAATCAATTGGTTCCTAAATTGGCCCCCTTACAAAAAGCATGTCTTCTTGTCAAGTTCAGTCGTCCTGTCAAATCCACGATTGCCACTGCGTTATTGGCCGTGTGCAAGAAAGAAGGCATCTCGAAATCCAAAGCGGATCTGGAGGCTCTCTGCGAACAGAACGGAAACGATATCCGCTCCCTTCTCAATCAACTCGAGTTTGGATCCTCCTCTTCCGAAAAAGATTCCAGTCTCCGTCTCGATCTATTTTCCGCCACCCAGAAACTCATGTCCAATCGTCGTCTACCTATTTCCGAAGCCGAGGAATTCGTCTATGTCGATTATGGAATGGTCCCCTTAATGGTCCAAGAAGCCTATTTGTCAGCTTCTCGCTCCTTAGACGAAGCCGTCGATGCCGCCGAACAAGTTTCCTTTGGAGATCTCATCAGCTGTCGACAATGGCAAACCCAAGATTGGTCTCTCCTTCCCCACGTTGTTCATTCCACCGTTGCAACCTCTCGTAAAATATCAGGCCCTTGTCCTTTCCAGATCTTCCCTAAACTTCTCGGTAAAAATGCTACACGCGGCAAACATCGGCGATGGATGGAAGACATTGGACGCTCCCGTGGGCGATCCGCTTCCGCCATGCGTCTCGAAGAAACGGAAGCGATTCAAACCATCTTGTTGAAACCGCTTTCCTTATTGAAAGGAGAGAAGAGCGATTTACCAGCCATTCAGGCGATCATTTCGCGTATGGACGCTATACGGATCACCCGAGATCAACTCCTTGAAGTATCAGAAACAGTGTTTGAATCCATCGAGATTCCTACCAAAGTCAAGACCATGTTTACAAGAGAATACAATAAGGGGCATTCTGTTGTCAAAGTAAAGGACAAAGTCGAGGAAGAGGAGGAAGAACTCGAAGACGTCGAAGAAGAGGAAGAAGAAAATCTAATAGAATAGTATAGAATGTCTTCTAATAATCTTATTCCACCTCCACCACCCGCTCCAATCTTGGCCCCCATGAACGCTCACAGCAATGCACGTAGTGAACAAAGGGCAGATGCAGGTTATAAAGCATATACTGAAGAATATGCTCGTACACAAAATGTTCTTCGTGCTATGAATGCACAGGAAAGAGCATATGCACAATTTAATAAGGATTATCCAATGGGTGGAAAGAGATCCAAGCGTAAGACTCTAAAACGTAAGACACATCGTCGTGGTAAGTCTCGTCGTCATCGTAAGCATTAAATAAAAGGATCATGTGCCCATTGCAATAACGCCTGACGACTCACAATACGACACGACAGATCACCCTTCTTACAATTCGCCTTAATCTGACCCGCATGTCTGACAAAAGCCTTCCAGCGTTTGATTTGTATTTGATCTAACTCTGGAATACGTCTCCCCATCCAATACCGACAATACCATTGGAACCATCCTCTAATGTCATAATTGACGGTTGAATCTGATAATAATGGGTGCTGTTTCGCAACATGATTTCCCTTATTGGGGACCCATCCATTTCCCTCCCATTTATCGAGATTCTGCCGAGATTTTACCTTGAATTGATTGATGGACGGATTGGCTCCTTCTGGAGACAACTTTCCTTTTTGGATCGCAGGAAGAAACCATTCTTTGGGAAACTCAAGAATGCAGTCATTCAAGTACTTTCCTTCAAACACTCCCATTTCCAACATTTCCGCTGGCGTATAAAATGGTTTGAACTCGGGATGGAAATTCTGTCCAGGATTCTCTTCCAGGACATAGTTGTAGTGTTCCATTTTATTGTCAACCGTAATCTTGGATCCCTTTTTATAATCTTTCATCGAATTGCCTTTTGATTCCAGGATCTTTACCATATCATCCGTGGTTCGAATTGTTAGAACACGTTTATCCTTGAAATGCATTCCTCTCTTGTATTGTGATAAAATTTGATTTGATTTCTCTCATGTAAAACAGACATCCATGCAACGTTATACTCCTCCCAAACCTGCTCCCTTACCTGCCGATTTTGATGAATTTTATGCGTCTCTCACACCTGAAGAAAAGGAACTTCATGTGTTAGCGACCGAATGGCTTGGATCCTCCTACTTTATTCAGTGGACCCATATGTATACGAAATGGAGTAAGGACCGACGAAGTCGATCCGATGCGGCGGTTAGCCGCTAAAAGGAGAAAAAGAGTCGTTCTGATGCAATTAAGGGAAAGTAAAGACAAAAAATATTATTTTTTCTGACGGCGGGTTCTCTGACAACGCGAGCGACGACGTCTTGTCGATCGTTTTCCACCCAGACGAAACTTTTCGAATAATTTCGCATATTCATTTTGGTTGAACTCGCTATTCAATGGACTGAAATGTGATGTTAACCATGCATTTACATCACCCGACTGGGAAAATGATACTGTACCCATACCAGTATCAATGGTAATACCGTTATATAATTTATCAAGTTCTGCCCAATTCTTCTCTTGTATTAATCTCTGCATAGTATCATGCAACTTCAGCACAATAGAAACCTTTTGTTGCCAGTCGCGTGTCAATTGATCGTTGTTAGCCATCTACTTATCGGAAACAATTAATGAATCTGCTGGATACGTTTTGAGAATCATTTGGCGAGCCACTTGACTCGGGTGCGAAAGATCTTTCGAATCACGCGATTCCACATATTTTTCCACATTCGGAAACTTTGCGATCTCTGCAAACTCATCCCTCCATTTCTTCATAAACTCTGATCCCTTATTGCACGCGACAAAACTGGTGTCCTTTTTGAACAACGAACACTCCGCGTACTTCGGAAACATCCAGTCATCCAGTGGTTGTGTCAGGTATGTGGTGGGATCCAGCCATACTCCTCCATGCTCTACCAAGGTCCATAGCTGAATCACATCCTTCAAATGATCCGGATTTAGATCCGGATGCGTACGAATTTCTTCAGGAATCGTCGTATACCCCTGATACGTTTTCTTGGTTAGCAGAATGATTTCATAATCCGGATTTAACTGCCCCCACGATTTCATGCATTCTTTTGCACGGTCCGATAGGCATTTGTAAGGATCAAGATGATCCGGTTCCTCCCAGTACGTCCAGATCTTTCTCGGTGCTTGATTATACGTTTTCTTCTTACGAAAGGCGATACCATACCCAACAAGGATCAAAAGGACAAGCACCATGAGGATCTCATTCCCCATTTGTTTGTACCCTGAATAAAAAATTGAACAAAATGATTGACTTATATAAAAGACAACCATGATGCCCGTTGTTTCTCTTTCTTCGCATACTTCGCATACTTCGCAATCAAAACCCCGTTCTTCCCTCGGACCTCTCCCAAAGTCCCTTCTTCAGCTGATCATTCGGAGGGCGGAGGAGTCCGTAGGGCAAACCCATAAACCAATTACACCGAATAACACCGTGCTTTGAATTCATCCATGTTCTCCGTTCCCATTGATAAATTACACGAAATACAGACCGGTCGTAGATTTGATACACCATCCTTTCCACCATTCGCATGAGAGACAATATGTCCCGCATGCCAATCGTCAAGCGCTTCTAGTTTCTTCTTACAGCAGAAGCAGGATCCCGTCATAGACTCTCCAAAATATTCTTTCCATACGAGGCCGCGTATTTTTTTTGGAATGGAACGACGTGGTTTTTGAGGAACTTTCTCTGCCTGTTGTACATTGGGTTGTACGATTGCAACAGGTTGTATAGACGGTGGAATTGCTAGTTTTGCATCCACAATCCGCTGGAGAGAAATACAATTATCGCAATTTGCAAGGTTAAACCAATTCGGATTGTTTTTGAATGCCATATCAGCCTGATAGCCATTATCATTGCATAGATTTTGGAGGACGGAATGACATTGCGATGCCCTTGAATCGAGAGGGTGTTGCTCATACATCCAATTGGAGAGTTTGTAAAGGATTCGATCTCTTGTCATACGATCATAATCACAAAGGAGTTTCTTGAATTGTGCGGAAGGGCCTGCCATGTTATGATTTTAATTGGAGGGGCATCTAGATTCAATTTTTGCGCTTTCTGGTCTTTGCAAAACGAGATTCACCTTTTGGTTTTGGTGCTGGACACTCTACCTCTTTAAATTTAAATTCACGCTTAGGGAAGTCTACCATCTTAATAATTTTAATTTCAGCATCTGTCAAGTTAAAATAATCAGCCAAACTCTCATCTGTTATTTTACCTATATGCAATGTAGTTATATCTGGAAAGTATTTCCATTCAACAAATCCTTGTCTAAAACGTAATTCTGTTGTCAAAAATGCAGATAATTTTGTATTTAAAAAATCACGTATCTTATCTAATTCTGGTTTATCACCAATCCAGTAATGTACAGTTGTTCCAGTCGCACCATATTCTCCTTCTGTATCATAATAGATTCGTGGGTAAGTTGCACCTGATACGAATATTTTAGGAAGGGATTGATCCTTATGAGGCTTACTTGTTTTTACATATTGTATTGTTCCATCATGATATATACCTTTAATTTGTTTATGTGTTCCTGGTGTACATTCAACAGTAGTGTGTCTAAAATTTTTATTGTCTTTCCAAAATGGGACTTTTTCAATATATTTAGCGATGATTGATGTATTATTCAATAATATAATACTATCGGTGTCTAACATAATACTTTCTATCGAGCCATTCATTCCTATTATTTTTGTTTTTTTGCGTGTATTGGATACATTATGAAGACAGTAATATGCTACTGTTATTTCCCCCTTTCCACCGAATTCAGATTTTGACTGCGATTTATGGTAAATACGTATCGTACCAATTTCTTTGGTTAATAATAGTTCTCGGATACTATCATAATCGCCAGAATGAAACCATCCTACAGGATGGATAAATAGTAGAAATCCAGATGGTTTCAAATAGTTGAATGAAGCTGTAACAAATTTATCCCATATAACCTCTGCATTTCCATCTTCTGAATTCGTATCATGTCTTTTAGAGTTCTTACGCGTATCAGGACGATTAATACCATTACGATTGTATGGTGGATTTCCCATAATAATATCAAATGATTTCATTGTTCCATTCGGAAATTTCATATCACCTTCTTCTAAAAATCCATTTATACGATGATGTTGAATAATATTTGGTTCTTTGATATCAGGTGCTAATTTCTGGAAGAGTTTTTTTGAGATGGCGTTATTCTTAGGGTTCAACTCTACCATAAACAACATGTTTTTTACAATATGTGTGCGACGGTGTGTATCATCTTTGATAATCTTTGTTAGACCAGAATTATATTTTCCTTCTCCATCGGGCGTTATACCAATATATTTACCATCCTTTGTTCGAAATCCATAGAATAACCGTAAGAAAACAGCGATCGGATAATTTCCCATTCCATTCGCCGGATCTAACCATGTGAGTGTTTTATCACTCCATACTTGTTCTGGTAATGTATCTAACATTTCATGAACCATTGACATTGGAGTGAACACTTCTCCATATTTTTTACGTTCTGCATCTTTGGGTGTTAAATGGTCTTTAATATATCCAAGTACCTTTTCCACATGTTCTGGATATTGTTCTTCGTCGTTCACCGAACCTTTCATCGCCATATAGGGTTCGTTCCTACCTTCCTGTATGATTTTATTTAATCCTGGGCGAATAATGCGATCAATTATGAAAGATTTACGCTCTTCGTCGTATGGCTCATTATCTTTTTTGATAATATCTCGCTTGACCAACGTATCGTATAACATGTACCGTAATTCTTCATCACCTGCTAGTCTTTCTTCTACTGAATGAATATTCATTGCATTGGTTCCAAATACTGCCAATTTTAATGTTGTTTTAAATATATCAAAAAATGCAGCACGTTTCTGCTCTTCTGTTCTTTTTTCGTCTATAAATGGTGGAACATCTACTGGTGAATTCGAGTTCGAGTTCGAGTTCGAGTCCGAGTCCGAGTTTGAGTTCGAGTTATATGATGCTGGTTTTACATTGTTATTTGGTTTTCTCACCGTCCGTTTCCATTCTTCTTCTTTCAACATTCCTAATAAATCGTCATATGTCCCTTTATAGATATCTTTCATAACACTATCGATCGTCGAATTAAGTACATATCCAGCATCATCTATCTCCATTCCATCACCTTTTTTTCCTGTATCAATTTGTCGTTCTAATTCGGGTATGGTCTGTTTTTGTATTTCAGATGTACCTTGTTGACGTTCTTCGCGTGTCCCAAAGATGGGCTTATCAATATCAATCGAATAAATATCAAGTACCTGATTAAATAGCTGTGGAAGTTGATGACGGTATACTTTCTTACCTTTTCTAGATTCTTCTGCAACAATATTATATTTCATGATTGCAGATACAGTCCTAAAATAATTCATATCCACGATATACCCACCCTTCTTGTTTGTGGATTCCGTTAGCGCACGATACATCTTTTGAATTCTCTCGTCCATCTTTTCTCCGCTGTCTAGCAATACAACGATATCTACACATGGTAATGAAATCCCAAGATGGAGCATATTCTGTGCTAAAATAATGAGACCCTTTCCTTGTTTTCTTGCATTTTCTTCTTGATCTAATAATCGCTCCTTTAGTGATGTATCTCCAATAGAACGATCCCATGCGAATACACCGTGTATACCATCACTCGCTTGAATTTCTATGGAATTATTCTTTGAACCGCGTATATTCCATTTTATAGAAGACGACACTGCAACAACGTTAAAATGCTTTCTAAACCACGGCAATTGAAAGATACTACCCGCAAGTGCACACATACGATGATACAATGGGTTCCCGTTCATATGCGGGAGAAACCATAATTGCGAATGGGTAATAAAATCACTCGTGAAAAATCCCAGTCGATCACCAATCTGTTGAGCAATCTTGTCAATTGTTTTTAGTACACTCGATATCGGTTCACTATTCATATGATCACTTGGAGGTGCCAAATAGTGTAATAATCGCATGATTCCTTTTGGATTTCTAAATCCAGTATGCCATTGCTCTGGGGGAGTCTTTTCAGGATGAAAGTCTTTACGAATTTCAAATAAATGGGTTATTGTTGGAAATCCACCTGATGATTGGCGTAGAAATGCCTCTTTTGCATCAGGAGTAAATTGCGTACTTAGCAAAAACAACTCTGGAAATTTTTGATACTGCTTTTCAATAGACTCGTATGTATGTCCATATCGCATGCATGTATGCAACGCTCTTTCATAATATTCGCCATAGATCTCTTTGAAATATGCTTCGTTTGTTCGAAGGTTCTTCGCATTCTGGATATCCTGATAATCCCACAACACTACATTCTCTCGCGGGATTTGAAATGCAGTAAGAGGTTTAATATAGGTTCCTGTCATATATACAACTGGAACATCGGGTAAAATTGTGCTGTCTATTTCTTTTAATTCATGTTGTTCTTGATCATCGGTCGATTCATCTTCTTCCTCTTCCTCTTCATCGCCCATCTTTCTATCATCATTTGGACGAATTGATACTGTACCTTTTCTCATTTGCTTCATGGCACGTGATGTGGTTTGCTTTAGATGTGCTTCATCGCAAATAAATAGATCCGCACGCATTTTTCCATTTTTTAATTCTTGTAATAATGGTCTTGTACTATTCTCTTGTTTGTATAATTCAACACTCATGACGAATATATATTTCTTTTCCGAATGAATCTCCAGATGGGTCGATTCTACCACATCAATGCATTCATACTCTTGAAAATTCTGAAACTGTTCAAATAAATCGTTCTTAAATTGTGTTAATGTCTCTGATTTGGCACCCAATAATACTACCACACGTCGTGGTTGTAATTGATCAATAATACCACCTGCAATGAATGTCTTTCCACCACGAGGAACAATCCCCACCAAAAACTTATTATTATGTTGCTTGCGATAAAAAGACTGAATGGCATCGCAAATGCGATACGTTGCAATATACTGATGCATACGCAATGTTAATAGTGGTTTCGGTGTTGATTCTAATTGCAAAATCCTTTGCATATCATCGATTGTTATTCGCTCTTTCTTGTCTCTTTTTTGTTTAAATAGAGTGTTATCATATAATATGGTAAGTGCTGCAAATAAATCACTCATGCCATATACAATACTCGCTTCATCCGATATGTATTTTCGAATCGCATTTCGTAATTTATCTTCTACTGCAGTCTTATCTTTTACAAGTAATATGATTTTCCTATTGTATTCTTGTTGCAAAGACTTCGCAGCAGTATATATATTTTGTATATCGAACTTATCAACGCCTTTTGTGTTATCTTTATCAAAGTACTTAACAGAACAAAAATAGAATAATGGAATTGGTTTCTTTGAATTATTTTGATGATTTGACTCTCTCTTACAAGCATTCGTAGTAATTACACTTAAATCTGACGAACATGGATCCTGGTCCAGCTTATCTGTTTTTGATTGATAAACAAATGTAATATCTGATGCTCCGCTTTTACTCCCTTCATTTATTTTTTTAGATGATAAATACTTCAATGGGTGATTCATAAATCCATCTCCTTCCATACGAATCAATGTTTCGATTTTACCCTTATACATGTAAAAATCGGGTGTTATCTTGAATTGATCACCCAGTAGACCGAGTGCGAATACGATATCCCAATATGATTCGTATAATTGACCATTTATCGTATATTGGAGCAATCCTTCATTTGGCGGTTCATCACGATTGATAATAAATTCTAGTAACTGTAAACGGGTTTCAATCGTTTTTGGAAACTTCCTAGATGCATTCGAAATTTCTTTCTGCTTTTGTTTTATTTCTCTTACGCGTTTTTCCAATGCATTCATATCTTGAATAGGTTCCTTTGTACACGGATCGTACAATTGAACACATTCATCAAATATATTTGATTCTTCCTGATTGGAATCATTTGAATTACTACCTATTTCTGGCTTTCTTCGTACTGGAATACTTATAGGTTCAACAGGTTGTTCCTCAACCATAGCAGGTAGCATAATGTTATGATTAAGTTGGGCCCCTTGTTCTAGATTTCTTACCGCCTCAACTGCATTTTCACCATCTATCATTTCTTGTCTGACATTAAAAGGATGGATCGGTAAAGAATTTTCGTTATTATTTGTTATATTTCCTCTAACTGGTTTTCTCCTTACAGAAATGACTGGTGGTAGAACCTCATCTTCTACATTCGTATTATCATCAATTAGTGATATCAATCCTGTTATCTTGCTCATTTTTCCTTCATTCCCAATTTTAGGCGCAGAACTACGCCGTGTCAAACGCTTTTGAAGATTGATAAGAGCGTTTCTATTTCGATGCCTTGCTGATTGATTGGTCCTATAAATTCCTTGACTTACCTTTGTAGCATACTCATCGAATGCTTTGCTCTGTTTAGATAATGAACCCAAAACAGTATCAACGTGATGCTGTTTGGCAGGATTTCTTTCCATCTATTTACTCATCTGATTCTTTCTTATCTTCGATAGGCACATTTGACATATTACGAATCAAATAAGATCCCACAGCAACGATTCCAGCAGTAATCATTCCATAATCTGCCTTCCTACCTTGTATGCTTGGTGCATAAATCTCATGAATCCGATTCCGAGCCGTAGCATACCATGCTGACAAGATTCCAAATGCGAATAAAAATGAGCTTCCCATTCTTGGTAAGCCGATCATATATATAGGAAATACGTGCAATAAGATATCTCCTGCTGCGGCAATTCCAATACGTACGACGCGCGGCAAAGCAAAGCGACGTGTGCTCTGTCCGCTTATAAAAGAATCTACCAGTTCTCCATACGTTCGAACGAGATCTCCTGATACCCATATTGTAGACACCACCACTAAGATCAAGAACGTCGATGCACGAACAACATCTTGAACACTTTCAGGTAGCCAACGAAAGAGCAGAACAAAGACCAAATTAAGATTCGTATACATGGACGCAAGGCGTTTCCACATCTAACAAAGAAGACAACAATTTCTTTTCTTTTTAACATCGCTTATCACATGTTGTGGTTTTTGCTCTTCTGTCTGTTGCTCTTTTGATACTTGTTCTATCTTTGTATCATCCGTCTGTTGCTCTTTTGATAATGGAACCGCTTTGATCACTTGCATAACAGGTTCCACAGGTACTACCTTAACAACATCATATGTCCCGATCTCTGGCTTTCGGCGCTTCTTTTTTTCCATTCGATCCATCTCCTATTCACTACAAATCTAAAGAATGGATGAATCTAAGATCTAGACATGACTAAAATTACGATGTCGGACGGCATCGGTTTCGTCGAGATCCTTGAAACATTTGGCGACGATTTGACCGTTGTGAACGCGGCACGCGTTTCCTTTGATAAAGTATCCACTGAGTTATCCGAGGGTGATAAGAAACTCATTAACTACCTGGCCAAGCACGATCACGTCAGCCCTTTCTTCCATCCACAGGCTCGTTTTCGTATTAAACTTCCGATTTTTGTGGCGCGCGAGTGGTACCGTCATACCATCGGTTTTGCTCGCAACGAAGTCAGTCGTCGCTACGTCGACACTCCACCCGAATGCTGGGTTCCCAAAGCCCAGGAGATTCGCGAACGCAACCCCAAGCTGAAACAGGGTTCCAAAGATACTCCCGTTGCCGATTCGGACGAAGTTCACGCGATTCTTTCTCAGCAGACCCAAGCCGCGCTGCAGACCTACCACGATCTCTTGGCAAAGGGTGTTGCTCCTGAAGTGGCCCGTGCCGTTCTTCCTCAGAGTATGTATACCGAGTTTGTCGAAACCGCCAGTCTCGCGGGCTACGCCCGTCTCTGCCATTTGCGACTCGGTCCCGATGCCCAAAAGGAAATCCGCGATTATGCGACGGCGATCAATCAGATCTTGGAGGAGCGATTTCCTGTTTCGTGGAAGGCGTTGCAACAGACATTTTAATCCGACATCTAACTAAAATGATTCGTCCTCTGTTGGATACGGAGTATGTTATTATCAAACAGTTGTTTTTATCTCTCTTTTATTCTACGGATGAATTTCGTAGAGTCTGGGACTCCCGATTCAAAGAAGCGTCGCTCGGCATCTTTCAGGGTGGCGGTCTGATCGGCTTTGCACTCGTTCGTGGACATAAACTCGAATACATTTGTATCGATGAGAACCATCAGAACAAGGGTTGGGGGTCCGTCTTATTACAGTCCGTTCTTTCGATCTGTCCGAATCTGTATTTGATTCCCGTGGAGAATCCTGCTGTCTGTCGCTGGTATGAAAAACAGGGGTTCCATCTGGAAAACTCGGCGGATCGTCGATATGTCCGTCATACACACCATTTAAGGCATGTGTAAAATTGATCATCCATTTCTTGCTGGAAATAGCTAGCCATGGGTCATCTCTCCTTGATCATCGGATGCATGTTTGCACAAAAGACCACCGAACTTCTCCGTCGTATTCGACGATATCAATCCATTGGCTACAAAGTGCTTGTCGTCAATTATGTTGGCGATAATCGATACGGAACCAACCAAATTGCATCCCACGACAAAGGATTCGAAAAGGCCGTTTGTGTTGATAAACTATCATCATTGGAACATATGGTACGATCCGGCGAATACCAGGTTCTCGCCATTGACGAGGGGCAATTCTTTACCGATTTGTTTGATACCATCACCGCATGGGCCGATGAACTACCCATCCACATTGTCGTTTCAGGTCTTGATGGAACATCCAATCGCGAACCATTTGGCGATATGTTGCGTCTCATTCCCCATGCTGAAGAAGTTCAGCGTCTAAGTGCGTTTTGTTCCGTCTGCAAAGATGGAACGGTTGCGGTATATTCTCAATACGTCGCAGCCTTTCATAAACAAGATGTCCTGATCGGCGGTGCGGAATCTTATCGTCCCGTCTGTCGCACACATTACATGGATGTTTAAAAAATATCAAGAAGTATATGATTTATTTTTTATTAGGATATCATAATAAAAAGTTATCATTATCTAGAATGTCTCGCATCTACGACTCTTCCCAGTTGACCAAGAGACGAGCCCAACAAGCGATCGCAGGCGGATTTTTAACAAGACATGGATCCCGTCCTCCTACTGGAATTAAGGATGCGTCCATCTTGAATGAAGTCAAAGCAGGCGGCATGACCCAAATTACCCGCTACCCCACCTGCATTGGAATCAGCCCTGGATGCCCATGCGATCCTTTGGTCGCATCACTTGTCAATCCCCCCTACACACCTGCTCTCCCTGGCCAAGTATCAGGTATAACCTTTACGGTCGGATCCATCATCGTTTCTTGGAACGCTCCTACTGTAGGAGATGGACCTTTTCAATACACTATTACTCCCTATTTGAATGGTGTTGCTGGATCTCCTGTATCCACCAGCGAAACCACCTATCGTTTTACCGATCTTCAAGAATGGCAACCTTATACCTTTACCATCTGTGCCACCAATGCGGTAGGAACAGGACCCATGATCACATCGCCTCGATTCTTTGCTCCTCCCGCCAATTTATCAGCTGTTATATCTGGAAGCAGTTCAAATGTAGATCCCGTTCCCTCGATGCAATACATTATGAACGCGGCCATTGATTCCGGTCTCCAGACCTTGGCCGCCGCCAATATCGGTCCCACCCGCTCCTCTCGTATGATGTATCTCTTGGTTGCCTCCATTGTCCAGGCATGGAATTGGGTCTCCAATGAAAATCACATTCAGGGCATGCACGATAACTGGGATTGGACATACAACAAAGCTCCTCAACCACTGGGACAGAACGACGCTATCATATGGTTGACCTGTGCCATCGATTACATTCGTTCCTTCTTTTCGACCGAACCATCGATCTACCAATGCCCTGCCGACATTGTCGATCGTGTTCAGGATGCAGGCGATTGGGGTGCATGGACCACGCAGTGGAGCTTCTGGTATTCCCAGCGTCAATCTGATGGATCGGTCGCAGCGACGGCCACACAACCCACGGAATCCGCGAATTGGAATCACACCATTGTCGTCGATGGTTCGACCGTTTCAAACATTGCCGCCTTCCCTGAACCCCAGCAGTGGACTCGTCTAACTGTGAATGGTGTTCAACAAAACTACGCAACCTATCTCTGGGGTACTGTTCAGTCCACCTGTCTGACTGAACAGAATGAGAGCGATATCAAAGGATCGGTTTCTCTTCTCACTGGTTCTGACCGCGATGCTGAGATCGACATGGTCATGGACATCACCGCTCATTTGACCGACGAGGAGAAGGTAATTGCCGAGTTCTGGGCTGGATCCGCGCACGGCATCATGCCTCCTCCTCTGATGTCCATCTGGCTCTGGAAGGAATACATGCGTACCACCGTCGCATCCTGCGGAACCATCATGTACTCTCTCTTGGATCTCGCTATTCACATGTTCGAGGGCGGTCGTATTACCTGGGCCTTGAAGGGTCAGTTCATGCAGGATCGTCCCATCCAAGAAGTCCGTCGGCGTTATGCTGGCATGCAGGTCGCATCATGGAACGGAACCGTGGACGGATCCCAATGGGTTCCCTATCAGGCCGCAAACGCTGTTTCACCACCCTTCCCTGATTTTCCATCGGGTCATAGTCATTTTACCAAGGCGTTTGCCTTGACGATGACCAAATGGTTTGGAGCGAACATAACTAAAAATTTTATCTCCTACGATATGGAGACACTCTTCTGCCCATCATTAACTCCCAACGAATCAGGGCTATTTGGAGATTTTGTCATTGGAGCAGGAACATCCCTTGTCGAGCCTGGCGTTGCTCCTATCGCACCTGTTTCTCTCTCGTATTCAACATGGGACGATATGGCGAATCAGGCGGGCATGTCGCGTCTCTATGGTGGCATTCACACTGCGAACGCCCATTACGCTTCCCAGACCACCGCCGTGGCCGTCGACGGATTCATTAATTCCACGTGGAACATCACACCTTAATTCTACATATTATAGAAATCATCTAGATAATATGCCATCATCCACCCGATACCACTGCATGCGATATCGGATGTTTGATTGATTAGATTGTCCGCATACGGTTTACCGCCAGGCCACCACCTAGTAAAATAGGTATTAATGATATTCATGCCCCATTTCGTATTTTCTACATACTCAAATACGATATGAAGCACAATCAATACAAGTAAGGGCATCGACCAAAAATAGGCAACCACACCCATGGAAAAATGGAGTAGAGAATATTGGTCAACTACTTTTGTTCCCATCTCTATTATACCACAATGTTCCCTGAAATGATCCTCAGACGTTCCGAATAACTATACCACTTTCGCCATTGATCGATTCGCACCCATCCCTGTCTCACTCCCGCCGAAACACTCTGAATAAACGACGTGTACTCACACTTCGGTACCGCGCAATTATCATACAATACTGCACAATCCTCCACGGTCGCGACAAGAATGTCCTGACCCTTTTGGATACGAACCGCTTGATGAAATAAAAACAACCACTGTCGGGTTGCCTGTCGTAGCTCTTGTCCATACAATCCCCTCAGTGTTGGAACTGGGTTTCCTTGAATGTACGTCTCCGCATGCCCTTGACACTCCTGGCATGGGATAATCGACGGAAGCGTATTCAATAAAATCTCCATATACGTTGCCTGATCCGTATCAATGATCTTATTTCCCGTAAATCCCATTTTTTCTGCGATGCAGTGCAAATATTTCCATAAGAACGGGCCCCATTCAGTGGGAGACAATAATTCGGCCGTGTCTTTTCCCACGACCGCTGGCTGGGTCGTTCCATTTCGTTTTCCACATCCACAACCCATTTCCCTAGTGAATGACATATGATTTTCTTTACATTCTTTAGACACTCTAGAATGAGCCCGTATGACGGGATCGTTCTAGCGACGCGTCGTTTCGATCGACGGACCTCTGCGTTATGAGCGCAGCGCTCGTTGCCATCTGAGCTACATCGCTTTACCAGTCTCGACGGGACTTGAACCCGTAACCTTGCGATTAGAAGTCGCACTCGCTGTCCAATTGCGACACGAGACTTGATAGAACCCTCCTGGTTCTATTCTTCATTAGGTTAAACCTCTTTAGATTCATTGTACTTCCAAATAAATCCTCCTGCTGTTTTTGAATATCCTGATACTCCAGCTTGTACATTTCTTCGTGTCAGTCCATTTTTCTCAGCTGCTTCACTGTGTTTTTACGATTAAACTCATTATCTGCATGATATTTCTTCAATGATTCACTGATCTTTGTCGAATACTTGATTTATGATTTGTCCACCTATCATTTGGATTCAATTGTATTGTCACACCAATATAACACTTCCCATTTACTGTATTTGTAATTTTATAGATGTATCCCATCCTACTATGTTAACTATATTCAAATATTTTAAGTCTCGCACTGGTACCTTTTATGACTATAACAATCCATAAAAGATGCCCCCAACCAGAATTGAACTGGTGACCTTCGTATTACAAGTACGATGCGCTACCGATTGCGCCATAGAGGCGTTTGCCCTCAACTGGAATCGAACCAGTGACCTCTCGCTTACTATGCGAGCGTTCTAACCGTCTGAACTATGAGGGCGTTATGGTGGAGTTCGTCGACTGCAGGATTCGAACCTACGCGGGCGTAGCCCAACTGGTTAGTAATCAGTCCTCGTAACCTCTTGAGTAAATCGACTTCTCCACACCCTATCTTCCTTGTAGTCCTTTAAGTTCGTACCTAAACGCGACATATGATATCCTGGTAGATGAGCATCGACCCTATCCTGCGTGAATGGTTCTGGCGTATCAAACAAATTCAAGACATTGACGATCAAGAAACCGTTGCCTTTGGCAATGTGTCCCTCGCCGTCGAGCGATTCCAGGAACTCGCCGCGTTTCTCCAGGCCTACTTGCCGATCATGCGTCAATGGATGATGGAGTATCTCGAAAAGAAACGTGTATCGATTTTCATTCAATACTGGGGTGATATTTTACAGGGTGAAAATCTATGCAGTACGGAACGTATCACACCTCATATCAAACAAGCCAAGCAAGAGTGGGATTCCGTGTTTGGAAAAGATCCTGCTGCCTCTACTGCACTCGCCGAGCGTGTCGCCAATGAAACTCGACGGATCTCTGCCCTTTCTCATTGCGACGACCCTACCATTCTGGCGATTCACGAGGGGAAAGAACACAAATACTCTTGCGAATGGTTCGGTTGCGATTACTGTGAAGACCAAGAGCGTGCCTGGAGTTCAGAACTACACCGTCGCTTAACACAATCCTCTCATCCCTTGCTCAATCCCAAGAAACAGATCAGTCTCGCCTATGCCTTCCGAGAAGAACTCGATCGTGTCGTTGTGCAACCGAAATGGGAACCACCTCGTTCCACTGCGGAACGTAAACCTTTTCCTGATGAAAAAATCGGCCAAACTCTGATTCAACGATTTCGCAGCATGTTGCCTTTCCTGATTAGTGGCTGGTCTCTGTCCTATCAGTACGAGAAGGATCCCTATAAGCAATTCTTTCAGCTCTGGAGGAAGCTGGATGGAATCATGGGGGTCATTCAGAATGATTTGCCGATGCTGATTACCCTTGAATAGACCTAAATGATACTAGCAGAGGTTATCCAATGAGTGCCTATTTTGTTGTCCTCTCCAACTTGGCATCTTTGCCCTGCATCATATATTATCAATACCATCGCAAGTACTTTTATTCCCTACAAATTCTTTTTAATTCGCTCTTTTCATTTCTACATCACATGCATTATTCTGGTTTATCACCCATTCCAGACAGCGGTGTATTCGACTTTCTTGATGGACTTTATTCTTATTTGTCCATTTATTTGTTTAGTATGTACTTGTTCTTATCCAATCATTACGAACTTCGAACGGAACTCTTCTTGATACAAACTATTCTTCAGGCCCTTGTCTTTCTCAATATTGGGGCGATTATCGTTCTTCCATCTACTGCCTTCATGACCCTCATCATCACGGGGTTTCATTATCGCCATATTCGATCCATTTCGATATGGAATCCATATTTGTATCTAGGTATCACACTCAGTGTTGCAGATGTTGCCTGTTTCTTTGTTGCTGTGACCTATGAATACAATTATTTTCATGCGGTTCATCATTTGATTGCGTTTAACCTACCCATCGTAGTGGACAAATGCGTTTCGTATCCGAATGATAATGGAACAAATGATCCACCTTCGATCCAACTAGAATCCCCTGTCATACGGCCCGCCTCATAATCTCTGCACTTAATAGAAATGGGTGGTCAAACATCGAAACAATCTAAGTCTAGTAATTATGCGATTACTCAAGAAAGATACAATTTTTTGAAATCGAATCAATCAAAGCTAACAAACAATCAAAAGGCATCTCTTAAGGCACCAGCCAATCGCCGTTTTCAATATAAAAATGGAGAGATTGTTAATACAAATCACCCTTCTATGCGTTATAATAGCCACAATACAGGAAGGGTAAACGGCAATGGTAAGGCAGTTAAACTATATTCACTCCGACCAGGATATACCAATAAAAATTTTAACAAAAACCATATGCAAATGAACATCGGTGAAGCCAATAGAAAACTCACCATGCTAAAAGATCAATATGCAAACAATCAAAACGCAAAGGATGAAATCGATCGCGTTCTATCAGAATTAAATACAATCAAAAAGCTGCCTGTCAGCGAAGAAGAGAAACGACGAAAAGTTGCTCAATTAGCACAGATCGAAACCAAACTCGCTCAAAATGACAAATTCAAAAAGTCTGCTCAAGGAATCGCACTGGAAGGTGCCAAAACAGTAGCTTCCGTAACAGGAACGGTTCTCGGTCTGATTGTTAATATTTTATTTGCTGCGGCTCAAGGATCGGGTAATCCAGGAAGAATACATGTCGCAACACATATGGGCCCTAATCCAGCTCGTATTGGTGGAACCAAGAAGCGTTGTATGACCAAGAAGCGATAAATAGAATGGTATCATGTACTTATTTGAAGATCTATAAGATACTCAAAAAAGTACGAGCAGTGGGGTTCGAACCCACGCGCATTTCTGCAACGGGTCTTAAATCCGTCTCTTTAAACCACTCAGACATGCTCGTGTTTTGTGGTAGAAATGTATGTATGACTTCATTGGCTTCGACCCCTCCATCCTACTCATTTCACCACACCTATTCATCAACAATCTTCTTTAAACTCTGTAGAGATGAAGAACGTATTCAACTACCAATCCACACAGGTCCATTCCGACAACATCAACGGAACCAGACGTGTCAAAACCTCCCGCGTTTCCATTCGCGGATCCAAAGGATTCAAAGAAGTCTCTGTGTTAACAAACGGTCGCAGAAAGACTTCCAAGAAGAAATTGTCCAAGAAGGAAATGGAATGCATTCGCAAGTGCCAGTTTATTCCTGGTCTTTTTAGGTCTTGTGAGAAATGCCTGTTGTAAACAGGCACTCCTGTTAGAAATGCCTGTTGTAAACAGGCACTCCTGTTAGAAATGCCTTAAATAAACTCCAAAATACTACGCTTGCGATCCTTTAAAACCTTGACCCTAGAATACATTTCCGCATTCATCGCCACCGAAGCCAACTTGATCATACCCTCAATATGCCACGTTGGATTGATGACCGTAATTTCTTGAAAGGTTGCACCATACTTGGTGGTCAGCAATGTAAACAATGCGTTTCCCAGCTTGATTTCCGCGGCATGTTTCACATCAAATCCATCGCCATCAATAATGCATCTCCACGGTTTGTTCCCAATCGATTGGATCATATTGTCTACGTGTTTCAAAATACCCTCCATATCGTCATACAATTTTGCCTTTGAAGGGTGCATATAAAAGGTTACCAATCCCCCCTTTTCCGATACCTTTTTAAAAGAATGGCTCGTTGGATCCGCTGCGCATTTCGGGCAGATCTTCTCCATCGACTATGTTCTATCCATTTTTTATACCCATCGTTTATACGCCTTTACAATGTTAATCCGTAGTAGAAGTCATGAAACGCGTAGAAACCGGGGAACTTCTTCATGTTCCACGCCTTGAAAAAGCAGCATTCTACCTTCAAAAACGAATGCTAGAACTCGTCCAACATAATGAACGAATTCCATGCGATCTACACTTTTCCGTACAGTTAAATCATTATACCAAAATGGTTGTTTCAACCCTATTAGATCGCGATGACGAAGTCCACGGCGAGTTTACCATTTCCGAAATACAGTATTCCATCGAACTATGTGATCCTCCTTATGTTATGGCATCTACCACAGGATCCAAAGAAGGAAGAGAACCCCTTCTCATTACCACATCCCTCATCGCAAAGCTGGCCAAATACGATCTCTTTCATTTATATTTCTGCGACCATTGCAATAAAGAACTCGTTGAACGAAGCAAAGAGTGCTGCGATGCATGTGAAATTTATAAAATAACGTACCATGAAATGTGTCCCATCTGCCAAGATGAAGATCACGAAAAAACTCCTTCCGTCTGGGCCGCACTCGAATGCAAACATGTCTTCCATAAACAATGCATTCTTCAAATTAAACCATGTCAGACAGGACGAATCAAATGTCCCATGTGTCGACGGGAACAACCACATGACGTTTCGTTCATTTTGTAGCTGCGTTTAAAATTGAGATTTAGAATCTACGGATTCAGTGTGGAAACATGGCCGAGTATCACAGGGGCTAGTGAGTCAAACTGTTAATTTGAAGGTCGTTGGTTCGAATCCAACCTTGGCCGTTTCCCTTTGATTTGATTTTTGATAAAACATCAAATCTATTTTGTTGACCCTATATGTAGGGAGTCGTCTTACAATGTCATGGAATACATTTTACATCGGTACATCGTGTGTTCATGAATATGCATCTCGACGCTCTCACCCTATGTACTCCCTTCCCATTCTTTTCCATGAAATGAAACAAACCACCCCTATGAGGTTGTCTTGGTTAACACCACAAAAAATGTCTACTTCCGATCATTCTACCTTTGAATTACGACATGCCACAGAGGGAATGAAGGAGCCTTCCATTTACGAAAGAAGAATGCTTCGACTCTTTCACTACATGATGCAGTTTTCGATCGCATGTACAATTAAAAGGGGTCCACAGATCAAATGGTCCATCCTATGGGACATTTGGAAAACGGGCCGAGTTCCATTACCAGAAAAAATAGTATTTTTCTGATAAAGTTTTTTTATACAATCACGAATGATACACACACCGAAGACCATATTCCTTGATACACTTCTCCATGTGAGGACGACAGTTCTTACACGGTCGAGAGTCAACTAGTTCATTGGTTCCTCGTGAGATTCGAAATACAATGAGAATCGCACCATCCAACTTGGTATAATCCCCCACCTTTTTCAACACAGCACGCTCCGCATGAATCGTTCGATCATCATATCCGCAACCACGAACGCGTGAGCCAATTCGATTGGTCGCTATTTCCAATATCTTTCCACGCTTAAAAAGCATCGCAATGTGCACATGACGCAGTCGTGTGGCCGTCCAAAGCGATTTGAGCGATCGATTATCATGGAACAGTTCCGTTATGAACTTCTTGTCGATCCTCATACTAAACGATTGGGCAGCCATGATTTAGATCGCCTGTTCATCAATTTTATTTAGATTCCGATTCATCCGATCGTGGAATCACCACTACATTCACGGCAGGTTCCGTTGAGATCGCGATTTGTTCCTTGGGCGGTTCATCCTTGGGTAGTTCATCCAATGGTTTTAAACTCGGTCTTCTAGAAGGGGCCGCTGAAATGGACGGCCGTGTAAATAACGGATTTTTCTTAAACTGAAGACGATTCTCGAATGCAGATCCGAGCGGTTTTAACGAAGTAAAAGAAGTAGCTACAGAAGTGTCAGGTACCATGCGTTTCTTTTCCGCCTCGATCTCATCCATGATTTTCTTCTGTCGTGCCTCTAATGCACGTTGATACTCCTCTTCCGTTTCTAGAATACCCGCTTTCTGTATTTCAATTTCTTGCTCTAATGACCTTTTTCGCTCTTCTAAGGCCTCTGCCAATCGCGTATCAATCTGGGTTCGAATCGTATCCTGGATTTGCGGAGAAAGGAGCTCATTCAACGCCTTCTTCTTATGACGCAATAATAATGCTGCCTCCGTCGCAACCTGTTTGAGTCGTGCCTCAGAACTCTCAAATACCTGCGTATGCTTCAAATCGCCACAAATATCAGGTCTCTTCAAATCCGTTATGGATCCAAACAAGTTCGTAAACAAATCAATCGACTCCTGTGGAATGGGCGGTGATTGCTCAATCAGACGATCCAAATCCGCACGACAAATCTTTAAAAAGTCCAATGAATCGATGCGATCGTCCGGTTTCAACGCCAATTCTACCGCAATCAACCGCTGAAATTTACCCCATGCAATCGAGGCGACACGGTGCGACTCTTCGAGTTGCGGATACCGTAAATAGTTTCCAATCGTCGTGAGTAGACCCGCAATCAACGAAACACCTCCGATCGCAAAACTGGCATACTTCTTGGAAGTATCATCGTCAAATAATGATTGAATACCAAAGTTTGCTGTTCCACCTAGAGTGCTCAAAATAATAACAGGAAGATTGATCCAGATGGTTTTACTATGAAAGTGCTTTTCTGATTTATCATGCAGCCATCGATAACACATCGCCAAATCACTCCATTCCGCCATTAATATTTCTTGTTCCTTTGACCAGCCATTCAAAAAACGTTTCTCCTTGGGAGGTTCCTCTGCTCCAGGTGAACCACGTACTGGAGAAACGGATCGCGAACGCGGTTTTGGGTCCGATCCATTGATGACATTTACTCCATCTTCTGCCATTCTTATTCTTTCCTTTTATTTTTTTTTGATTCCAATCCTAATTTATATAACGCCTCTACTTCCTTTTCTGTTAACGTTGTTGGATTAATCCCTTTGGGCAACGATACAAATTTGGCTTTCTTCAATGACGTCTTCATAATATAAGGACCGTATTGCCCCGTTCGTATAACATACTCTTTAAACGTCTTTAACGGACCCGAACCCTTCTTGGCTTCCAGACGTTCAATGGTTTGCTCCAGAGATTCTTCTTGAAACGGAACGGATAGATCCCCACACTGCAGGTAGGCTCCAAACTTTCCTGACTTTTTAATAATCGGTTGACCATTCCATTCGCCCACATGGGATTCTGGCTGAAACTGGGTCGCCTGCTCTTCCGTTATGTCCTCAAACAAGATTCCCTTCGGCCACCCTAAGAACACAGTATCTTTCTTCGTCTTTCCTTCGATTAATAGGAGTGGACCATTCTTCGTCTGTACCGCCTTGAGACCGTTGCCGAATTCACGTACTTTTGCGTTTGCTGCTTGCTTTGCATTTACATTCAGAGTTTCATATCTCGCCTGATAGGAATTCCACGTATCCTGCAACACTCCCTTCCATTCTTCCTGGCCATTCGACACACGATCCAGACGCTGTTCCATCTGTGCCGTGAATTCATAGGCAAACAAATCCGAAAAGGTTGTCTTCAAGTACCCCCACACCGATCTGCCTAGTTCCGTTGGAACCAACTTCTTTTTCTCTCCCCCCACTTTCTTCTTGGATTCATGTTTCAAAGGAGGCCATTGTTGGGGCTTCATTTGAAACTCTGTTAAGGTTATCTCCTTCGGAGGAATATCGCGGGTTTCTACATAATTCTTTTCTTGAATCGCCGAAAGCAAGGATGCAAACGTCGAAGGCCGACCAATTCCATGCGTCTCCAGCTCTCTCACCAACGTCGCCTCAGTATATCGCCCACTCGCCTTTGTCTCCTTCGGCTCCGCTTTCATTGAAGTCCATAGAAGATGATCTCCTATCATTATCGCGACAGCGTTGTCCCAGTCGCTGGATTCCTCCTCATCTGATTCATCCAGATCCACCACCTTTCCCGCCTTCTTCCATCCTTCAAATGTGGTTCTCTTCCATATACTTTGCCACATGAAGTCCTCTTCCAACTGAATGTGAATCGTACATGTTTCGCCCCTTGCGGGCGACATAACCGATTGAATCGCTCGCTGCCAAATCAATCGATACACCTTCTTCTCCAACGCGTCTCCTTCCACTTCTACTCGATCCATATGCGTCGGTCGAATGGCCTCATGGGCTTCTTGCTTCAAAGGGTCTTTCTTTGATTTCTTGGATTCCGCAGAGGAAATGTAGGCGGGACCATAGTGTTCTTGAACATACGCTTTGGCTTCTTCTACTGCTTCTTCGGATAGAACCGCTTGATCCGTTCGCATATACGTTATATGTCCTGCTTCATACAATTTCTGTGCAATCTTCATTGTGCTCTTCGGATTCAAACCAAAGAGTGCACTCGCTTGTTGCTGTAGGGTACTGGTGATGAGCGGCGGCGGTGCACCCTGCATCCACGGCTTTATTGTTTTTTGTTGAACGGTTCCTTCCTTAGAAGTGTGTACATTCTCCATATAGTTCAAAGCAGATTCTTCATCTTCTAGTTCATCTGTCATGACCGCATTGATAGAGAAGGAGTCTTTTACAAAAGTGGCGGAAAGCTGCCAACTCGACGACGCCTTGAAGTGCTCGATCATTTCTTCTCGTTCAATCACTAATCGCAAGGCAGGGGTTTGACATCGCCCCGCAGAAAGAGACGGTGCAACCGATTTCCAAAGAAGCGGGCTGATCGTGAATCCAATCATCATGTCCAACATCGCACGGGCCTGCTGGGCGTTTGCTCGATTCATATCCAATCGTCTCGGATTTGCCACCGCATGCTTGACGGCTTTCTCCGTTATTTCATGAAAGACGGATCGTAGTGCTGTTTCTGGTTTTAAACGTAATAACTGACATACCGCATAGGAAATTGCCTCACCCTCCCTATCATCATCACTTGCCAGATAGATTTGAGTTGCTTCCTTCGCCTCCTCTTTCAATTGCTTGATCGCCTTGGCTTTCTCCTTGATCCATTCGTATTTCGGCTCCCATCCTCGATGGATTCCCACCGCATCCAATGCTTGTTCTAAGGCTCGGATATGACCCATCGTGGCAATGACGCGCCAGCCTGCCCCCAGAAATCCCTGGATCTTCTGACACTTCGCTGGCGATTCGACAATGACGAGGTTCATGGTTGTCTGTTTCCATCCAAAACAAATGATATCAATTTTTACCGAGGATACAATAGATATGCTGAAAACGTCCACCGAACTAACCCTTGAAATGGGCATGCTTTCCGCCTTCAACATTGTTGCCGTCTACGTTGCCGCGTTTGTCTATGAACTTCGTTGGTCAGGTATCCTTGCTGTCATGGTCATCGCCTCCCTCTTTACGGCAGTTCTCTCCAAATGGATCATTGGTCAACTTCCCTCTCTCTCCAAGGATCCACATGAACTTCTCAGCGAAAGCGTTTCACTTCTCTTGATCGCGATGGTAAGCTCTATTGGTGTTCTTATTGTTCTCTCTTACCGTTATAATCTACCTATGGCACTCGGCATTTCATTGATGTCGGGTCTCGCCACCGCAGTGGTCCGTCATGTTTTGGCCTAAACTTTCATTAGAATCATCTAAATAGAATGGCCACCATTAACCAATCCAGTGGGCAAGGGGCTCTGTTTGAACTCGTTGCACGTGGTGTAAAAGATCATTATTTTGTAAAAGACTCAAAAGAAAGTGTATTTCCTTATGATGCACGATATGAGAGTTCCGTTCACCATTTGGCCGAACGAAAAACCATCATTCCACTCAATGACACTGCCTTCGGTCAAACCTTCGAGGTCGAAATTGATGCCTATGGTGATGTCCTTACAGAGTGTTCCCTAGAAATTGATCTTCCTACCTGGCTTCCTTCTCTTCCCCTCGGATCCCCCACAGGTGCATTGGCCCCTCCTGCGACAGTTAACGGTCTCCAATCCATCACCACAAACGATCTTTCTTCAACTTCCTACGGGTACGTTAACGGAGTCGGATATTTTCTCTTTGAAAGTATTCAATTCTACCAAGATCAGTTCTTAATTCAAGAATGGAGTGGCGATGGTCTTTTGGCCAAACAAATGTCCGAAGGTTCCTTGAATTCTTGTGGTCTGGCCTTGGCCAAAGGAGGATGGACCGACGGATCCACACGTAGTCTTCAAATGCGTTCCACCCCTGGACATCTTCGAATCCGTCTTCCTCTTCCTGGAACACAGTGTCCTGGTGATGGAGGATTTCCTCTCGTCGCCATGTCCTGGCAGACCTTTCGTATTCGCGGAACCCTACGCCGCCTAGAAGATCTCATCGTCTGTAGTGATACGACCGTTATCAAACCTGCTCCTTGGAGTATTCCTTCTATGAAAGTGCTGTATGATAACGGCTCGTCCTATTCCTTTACTCCTTTGGAGCGTACCAAAATCCCAAATCCGGTTGTCGTATTATCTACCGTGCAACACTATGTTCCTCCCGCAATTCAAGAAGAACTTCGGTCGAAACCGATCCAGATCCCTTTTCGTCGCCAATTCGAAAACAAATTCTCCTTTGGAGAACTCGATTTCATTCCCTTGGACAAGGGTGGTGTGGCAGCATGTACTAGATTTATTGACGGTCGCCATCCTACCGAACGTTTGTTTTGGTTTTTCCGAAATTATAACGCTCTCGATCGAAACCAGCTGGACAATTGGTACAATGATTATTTTGATTCGAACACCACCGCAATGGTCCAACCTTATACCTCACCCTACGGTGAGTTCTATTATCGAATCAAGTTGAATATTGCAGGCAAGGACCGAGAGGAACTAAATGAGCCATTTGTATGGAACGGTATTAATCCTCTGGCAAAAGACGAAAAGGCCAACGGTGCACATATCGGATCCATGAATTGGTCGACGGGAGAGAAATATGGAACAGTCTATCCTGCCGAGCGACAACCTGAAGGGACCATTAATTGGACCACCGCCGACCGCCCAACACTGTACATTGAACTTGCCAATATCAATACCAATCCCCTTCTGGGACAACGCAAGGCAGAGATGCGTCTTATTACCGAAGGATGGAACGTATATGTTGTGAAAGATGGAAGAGGGAAGGTGCAATTTGCTAGTTAATCTTCAGTTAAATCCGCAAGTCTAGTAGTCGGATGAGGAGCCTACGGTCTCGTACTCGAAAGAAATCCTGTTGCTGTGTTGGAATTCTCACCATTCCACACGCACGTAAATCGAAATATGGAACCTCCCATATCATGAAGTCCTATATTGATTGGTTTGAACAACGTGGAATACGTGTTTTACCCATTCCCTTTGATACGAAGGATCACGAAGTATACTTTCAAATGGTCAACGGGCTCTTCCTTCCAGGAACCGATCGCGAATACGACCGATCATCGGTTGTCCAAAACGAGACGTTCATGAATTCCCTTCGTATCTTCTACGAGATGTCCATGCGTAAAGGAGAATATTTCCCTATCTGGGGGACTTCCTTTGGAATGGAACGATTGATTGAATTAATCGGTGGTTCTAGAACCTGGAAATCCTTTCCCGCCGAAGGTCTATTTCCCATTCGTATCAGTCGCGACACCACCCGTTCTCGAATGATTCAATCTTTTCCCTCTCCCTATCTTGACTATCTTGAACAACAGAAATCCACCCTACAATACCACGAATATGGAATCTCGATAGAAGAGATGAAAACCAATCCCCTGCTACGACGATACTTTTCGGTTCTTGCTACCTCGCTCGATGAATCAGGAAAGGAATACGTTGCCGCCATCGAATCCAAACACTACCCCATCTACGCTGTCCAATTCAACCCTGAACAACAACGATCCACTGCCCCCTTTCTTGATTTCTTTCGATCCGAACTCAAGATGAATTCTCATCGTTGTCCCATGCTTCCTCGTGTGGGCAAGGTCATCTCCGCTCATAAATGTGCAC